GGTGCGACATTTAACAACTTGAGGGTTTTTTTATTATGAAAAAATTTATAGCAGCAATGCGAGATTTAAAAAGTAGAAAAGAAATACTAAAAAGTAAATTAGTATGGAATCCGCAAAACAATAAATGGCTAGTAACTACTATTTTTAGTAAAAGTTATATTGAATTTCAAGGATTAGAGGTTATACACGAATTAAAATTAGTTAAATAATGGCTAAAGAATTACCATATTTTAGATTTACTGTTCAGGATTGGCAGAATGGTAAAATAAGTTTAGAATCTTATGAACTTCAAGGATTATTTATTTCTGTATGTGGTTACTATTGGATAAATGATTGTAATTTAACTTTAGCAATGCTACAAAAAAAGTTTAGCAATGCTACAATTTTGCTAAAACAGCTTATTGAACTTGATATAATTAAGCATGAAAATAGACATGATAAAGTTCAAATTGAGTTTTTAAATACACAGTACGATTTACTAAGTGAGAAACGTAAAACTAGACAGATTGCAGGTTCTAAAGGTGGCAAAGCTAAAGCAATGCTAAAGCAAAAACCTAGCTATAAAGATAAAGATAATAATAAAGATAATAATAAAGATAAAGAATATATAGATGCTTTATTTTTAGAATCATTTGAGAAGTGGATGAGATATAAATCAGAACGTAAAGAAAGTTATAAATCAGAATTAAGTAAAAAATCATTTTATAATAATTTAATTAAACTTTCAAATAATAATCCAATAATAGCAGCTCAAATAATTGAACAATCAATTTCTAATAATTGGGCTGGTATATTTGAGTTAAAAAATAAATCTACTGGCGACGGTAATAGAATGGCTAATGGCTTTGTGTGTTAATTATGGCAGAATTAAAAGTAATAAACTTAGCTGACAAAAAAGAATATATCATTGATGTTCAAAAAAACGGTGAAAATCAAATGATATGCCCTGAATGTTCTGCAAGTAGAAAAAAGAAAACAGATAAATGTTTTAGTTTTAATTTATCAAAAGGCGCAGGTCGATGTAATCATTGTCAAATAGTTTTAGTAGAAAAAAAGGATTTTGAACAAAAAACGCATAGGATTGATTTTAAGAAGCCTAAAATAGTTGAGATAAGTAAATATACAGAAAACTGTTTAAAGTTCTTTAAATCACGTTTAATTAGCGAAAAAACACTATTGGAGTGTAAAGTTACAGAAGCAAATGAATGGATGCCAAAAGCTAATGCAATTATTCCAACAATTCAATTTAACTATTTTCGTAATGGTGAACTAATAAATATTAAAAGTAGAGGTAAAGATAAAGATTTTAAACTGTATAAAGATGCTGAATTAATATTTTACAACTTAGATGCAAGTATTGATAATGAAACTATTATAATTGTTGAAGGTGAAATGGATGCTTTAGCATTATACGAATGTGGTTTAAAAAATGTTATATCAGTTCCTAATGGAGCAGGTTTAGGTAAAATTAATTTTGAATATTTAGATAATTGCATTGATTCATTTTCAGAAAGTACAAAATTTATATTAGCTTTAGATAATGACAAGGCTGGTATGAATCTACAAAGTGAACTTGCACGAAGGCTAGGTTATGAAAATTGTAGTAAAGCAACTTTTAAAGATTGTAAAGATGCTAATGAATGTTTAATTAAATATGGTATTAAAATAACTATCGATTGCATCAATGAAGCTAAAGAGTTTCAAATTGTAGGAGTTTTTAATGCAAATGATATTGAAGCCGATATTTACAACTTTTATAATAATGGCTTACCTAATGGGTGTGGTATTGGTATGCATGAAATTGATATGCATATACGTTTTCAAGAAGGTTATTTAACAACTATTACTGGTATTCCTGGACATGGTAAATCAGAGTTTTTAGACTTTTTACTTTGTCGTTTAAATGTTTCACACGGTTGGAAAACAGCTTTATACTCACCAGAAAATCATCCACTTGAGTTACATTTTAGTAAGTTTGCAGAAAAAATGATAGGCAAACCATTTGAGGGTAGTGACCGTTTAAGCCCTATTGACTTACAAAATATGATTAAATATCATTCTGAAAATTTCTTTTTTATTAATCCAGAATCAGATTTTAAACTTGAAACTATTTTAGATGCAGTTAGGCAATTAGTTCGTAAAAAAGGTATTAACGCTTTTGTTATTGATGCTTGGAATAAATTAGATCACCATTATACAACAAATGAAACTAAATATATTAGTGAACAATTAGATAAAATTACACGATTTTGTGAGTTAAATAAAGTACATTGCTTTTTAGTGGCACATCCTACTAAAATACAAAAGGATAAAGCAACAAAGAAATATGAAGTTCCTAATCTTTATTCAATTAGTGGTTCGGCTAACTTTTACAATAAAACAGCAAATGGAATAACAGTTTACAGAGATTATGAAACTGGACAAACTGAAATACACATACAGAAAGTTAAATTTAAACACTGGGGCAAAGTTGGATTAGTTGTATTAGGATGGAATTATAAAAATGGTAGATATTACAAAGGAAATCCAAACAATGATAATTGGCTAACTTATGAAACTCCTAAAGCTCTTGAGAATAACACAGACTTTTTAAACGAGATAACAATTAACAATATAGAAAACCCATTCTAACAATTAACGAAAAATTAAAAAATATAGAAAACCCTTTTTAAGATTATGGAAATAAATATTGAAATATTGAAAAGATTAGTAATTGCTCACGATATTGCAGAGCATTACGATTACGTGCCTTCATTTGAATTAGCAGGCTCTATACATCATAACTTAGGATTATGTTCGATAGAAGATGCAGAATCTATTTGTAATGAGTTTAATGGCAATAGTCCAGATGATATACTGTTTTTATTAAAATCAGTTATTAAAAAAATATAAAACAATTAACGAAAAATTAAACAAATAACATGAAAACAGCAATGAATGAATGGATAGAGTGGCTTAATGCATATTCCTTTGAATTACCTTTAGAATTACAGATAAAAGCTACTGAAATACTACAACAAGAAAAACAACAGATCATCGATGCTTACGATGCTGGATTAATGGAACAATCAAATTCAATAGATTATTATAACAAAACATTTAAACCGATTTAGATTATGAAAATAGAAGATTTCACAAAAGCATTTAACTCAAATTAAAAAAATTAAAAAAACAAATAAACATGAAAACAATTACAATCCTAGCATTAGCATTAATTTTGACGAACTGCGACAAAAAGAAAACAACCAAACAACCAACTCAACAGCAACCAACTTCAAAAGTATGGTGCATTTACTCTAATTTTAACGGTAACAAAGCTTATCTATACTGCGCTGCAACCGAACAGGAACGTAATGAGAAAATGACTCAGTACTCTCAACAAGGGCTAACATTGTACCCAACAACTGAACAAAAAAATAATTGTGCGGAATGTCAATAATTTTGTATATTTGCAATATTAATGGATAAGAATCAATTGATTACCATAGCTGCAAACTCTAAGTTGCTAAGAAATTTAGCAGTTAAATTGTGCAACTATCGGGACATTCACAATGATCTATACCAAGAGTTCTTACTTTATTTATGCGAAAAACCTGATGAATTTTTATTAAATAAATACAACGACGCTCAATTCATCTCATATTGCAGCAATTGCATTAAAGGTTTAAATTCACACAGGTTAAGAAACAATGATCTAGTTAACACTAAATGTCCTATGGTAGAAAACTGCAACAGATTTCATGTATTAGAACATGACTATTACACTGAATTTGATGACAAAAACGAAAGGGTTACTAAAATGAATTTGAACGCTGACAAATATCACAATGAAAATATCTATGATTTTGAAATTGATGAGAAAATAGAACAAATATCGAAAATTGATAAATTTAAAAGCGAAGTGTTATTTAAGTCAGTTGTTACTAGTACTAGACAAGTAGCTCAAGAATTAGGACTTAACCAAAGAAAATTGATATATCAAAACGACAAGTTTAAAAAAGAATTAAAAAGAAAATTAAAATAAAATGGAAACATTATTAAAACAC